AAGCCATCAGTTTATGTGCGTTAAATCCCTTCAAACTCACTAACCTAGAAGCCACTGTATGGCGTAATACGTAAAGTCCGTGAGTGTTGCTAGTCCCTAAATATCCAAGGTGGTTTCTCACAGCCCACCACATACGATTTGCTGTATCGTGATTTAGGTGAGTTATAGGACATTTATCAAGTGGTAGGTCTTTGCAGTTATCATACGCCCCTTGAGACACCCAGTAGTACGTCATCTTAAGCACTTGGTCGTCTTTTGTCTCTGTAAAAAGTCTCCTAGCCTCAGCTTTACTTACACTCTTAGCTATTTCTAAGCGTTGTTTTATAGCTCTAAAGACTTCCATAACATTCTCTCCGCAAGGTAAGGTTCTGCTATGTCCGTTCTTAGGAGCTCCTATGATAGTGCCTGCACCCTTATGTGTCTTAATTGCCTTTGAGATAGTGATAGTATCATACTCAAAACTAATATCCCCTAGCTCAATAGCAAAGTATTCAGCAGGTCTTAGTCCAAGATTAGATAGGACTATAAAGAGTTCGTATATCTCTACACTTGATAGTGCTTTAGATTTTTTAGCTCTGTTGTATAGAAACTCTTTAGTTTTTAGAAGCTCATCATCTCTTAAAGCAGGTCTTTTTGGTATCACTTGCCTAGCTTGAAGTCCTTTGAAGTTTGGTTTAGACTTAAACTTAACTACTTCAAGACCTTCAAGTATTCTAAGGGCTGTTCCAAGAGCTACTAGAGATGAGTTAAAAGAGTGTGGAGAATATACCTTGCCATTAACTCCTTTATTTAGCATCTTATCCTTTAGCTCATATAGGTCAGCTGTTGTAAGCTCTGAAACCTCTTTGTCTCCTATAGCTTTTATAACCCTATTTAGGCACACTCTATAATGAGTTGTATCATCTAGGTATTGCCAGTATCTATCGTGCAAGAAGTCTAAGGCTTCTGAGAGCTTCATACCACCTCTAGCAGAGCTTACATCAGTCTCCCAAAGCTCATCCTCAGCTTTGCCTTTACGTATTCTTTCTTTCCACTCTTTCTCAAATCTTAGAGCTTCAGCTTTAGTGCTGTTAGGATATCTTCTTTGAAACCTTACGCCATCCATTATAAAATCACTGCACCAAGTGCCATTTTTATTTTTATACATCCTTACGCTCCTTTCTGCACCTTAAGCCCTTTGGCGTTCTCTTTTTTCTATCTAGCTCATACATCTCATAATAGTATTTAAGGCGTTTATAGATAGCATCAGCTCCGCCATATTGTGCTTGCTTCTCTAGTATCCTTATAAGATACTCCTCATCGCTTTCCCCTTTAAGACGTCTTGTATAGTGCCTAGATGGTTTGGGCTCTGTTGCTATCTTTTGTTGCTTTATTAGCCCTGCTCTGTAATTGTCTAGGTTGTCGTGAGTAGCCCCATAGCCACTAAGAGAGCATAAGCAATAAAAGAAATAGAATATGCCTATATTTTCCCACTTGTATTGATAAGTATTTGCTAGCCACCAAGCTACTATAAAAGTTCCCATAGTAATTACTACCCAAACTTGTGGTAAAAAAACTATGTACCAACCTATGAAGTCTTTTTCTTCTTTGGTTAGCTCTTGTCCTTTGTAGGTTATAAGCATCCTAAATCCCTCTATTTATATAGACAGCCAAGCTCTAATCTCTTTATGATTAGCTAGCCTGCAATTCTCGCAGCCACTATCCACAGGGGCAAAGGCATAAGAGACTTTACTTGTAGAAACTTTAGGGTCTAGTTTATTATCTAGGGTTACTTCGCCTATTGTTATGTAGCACTCTAGCTTCTTATCATAACCTATAACTGCCATCTTTTGATAAGAGCCACTATAAGCATTACTATAACGCACGTCTAATATACCTATCTTACCCTTTAGGTCTCTAAGCTCAAACTCAGGGCTCAAGCTAGACACAACTTCTACCTTCTCTAGGTTATCCCAAGCTTCTTTTAGAATAGTCTTGTACTGTTTCATCTCTATATCTCCTATCTTTATTTATAGTCGTAATACATTACGCCTCTAGTATCATCATAGCCATATTCATCGCAGCCATACTCATCTCTGTAATAATCATCGCCATAGTAATAATCATAAGCACCCATAGCATCACACTCAGCTAGAAACTCTTTACTATTAAGATACTCAATAATCCTTCTAGTGCTAAGAGTTTTAAGAGTGTTAAGCGTTGCTGTAAAGTCTATAAACTCGTTGTGAGTATGCTCGTGTTGATAACCTATACTAAGATTAACGCAAGCAATCCCAAGAGCTCCTGCTAGGTTACTAGCATCAGTAAAGCTACCAAAAGCTGTATTATATCCCATAGCTTCAAAAAGGCATATAAGCTCCTCGTTATCCCAGCCATAAAGTGCTAGCTCATTGCTACCCCTTCTATCTAGCCCTATAAACGAAGTAACATTAAGGGCTTCAATAGCATTGATACATCTTGAGCTGCCTAAGCCCCCTATCTCTTCATCTGTAAAGAAGCCAAAAGCAAAAGGTATCCCTCTATCAAGCAACTTAAGGGCGATATAAACTCCGCACCTATCGTCGCCCCCTAGGCAAGCACAATCAGCGTTAGGTAACAAGGCTAAGTAATTCTTTCTTATATAAAGCTCCCTTTCAGTTGGTGCTTTAGCTGCTCTAGCGTCGTTAATGGTATCTATATGCACGCACACAAGGGCGTATTGTTCTTGTTCTTTTGGTACAAAGATGATGCCACCATTAGGCACAATGATTTTATCATAATCAGCGTAAGATAATCCCTCTAAATATTGCCCTAGGCTTTCTTTAGAGTATCCAAGTAGTTTTATTAAATCTTTCATATTCTTACCCCTTTCGTTACTACTGCTTTATTATCTAGTAGCAACATATCCTTTGAGCTTACATAGACTTCGCCTGCTGTGTAGGCTGTCCTTAGCTCCTTAAAGCTTGCATCTGGTCTGTGCTTCATAAGCTTACCATACATAGATACAACCTCGCCCTTGTCGCTTATATCCAAAGCCCCTTTGAATACTGAGCCGTCCCTAGCTAGCTTGAAATATCCATTTATAATCATTGTGATACCTCCTGCTTTAGTAATAGTCTTGTTTCTATATCACACCACGTATCAGCTAGTTTTAGTGATATTATAGGCGTTAAAAAATTAGGACTTATAAATTCTATATTCTCCCCTTTTATCATATTCACAAAAAAGGTCAGCTTACCATCATTATTAAAAAAGACTTTACCAGCTAGCCCTGCATCTGTGCAAAAAGCCTTTTTAGGCTTAGTATCAAAAAGGTACGTCTTACGCTCAGGGGCGTTTATATTAAACACTTCTTTTAATATGTTTTGTAACCTGCTTGTTGTGTTGCTGTAAAACTTATTATTAAAAAACTCTACAACGCCATCTAATCCCATTATTAATATAGTAGTATCATAATCCACTATACGATAAACGTTTTTAATAATACTAGCCTCAATGTGTCCGCCATAAGTAAATTCTTTATACTCACGAAGGGCTTTAATAAGCCCCTCTTTATTTCTTATAGTTATCATAACGCACCCCCTTAAAATCCATATTTCACTACAAGTTTATCTATCTCTTGCTCGCTATATGAGCCTAAGCGGTCGGCTAGATAGTCTTTTAGGTCTTTATCACTCCAAGAGACTGGCACGCACTCATCTATCTCATCTATAGGGGTAGCCTCATCAGCCTTTACATACCAGTCTTCTGCTTCTATGTATATGCTATCCTCTAGGGCTATTCTGCGATATTCATCCCCTTTATAAGGTACATAATCAGGATTATCAGTCCTAACCCACTCGCTGCCCATATCAACAATGCTTGCGATTTGTGTGCTATGGTCATACGTGCTTTCATCAATGTAATCATTTTCTATACTTGAATAATAGGCATAATCAGAAACTAAATAATCATCTTGAAAGTTACTATAAACTGCATCATTCTCGTCTAGCCAGTCCTCTTGGCTATTGCTATACACTGCGTTTTCTCTATCTATATACTCGCCAAGATATTCAGAATAAACCTTGTTAGCCCTATCCTCTAGCTCCGTGCCCCCTTCTTCATCTACACTAAGAAAAGCACGAGTAAAGCCATAATCTGGCACTAGCTCGTTTAAAGTATCATCTGAGTAGCCACCATTTACCCAGTCGTAGCTATATAACCTATCATCATTCATCAAGCCAAAAGTATCAAGCCAACTTATATCACTTGTATCGTCTATGCTTATGCTATAATCCCCAGTTTCAGGCTTTAGCCTTGCGTTGGTAACTCCCCATAATAGATTAATCCCCTCAGCTTCTAGGGCTTTAATAAACCCGTCCCTATCGTTGCTATCGCCGTAATATAATCTATCAGCGTAACGCTCTTTTAGATACTTGCCTTCTGTTTCATCATAGATAATATCATTATCCCACACAATAGCCCTTGCAGCTATCCTTGAGCCTATTTTAAGAAGCGCTAGCTTTGCCATATCGTCAAGAGCCCTAAAGCGATAGCCTTTACCACTTTGGCAAGAGTGTGGGAGCCCTTCAAGGTCGTAACCTTTGCTAACCTCTACCCACTCTAAGCGTGGCACTGGCTTTGAGTTTGTTAAGAGTTCGATTAACTTACTCTCAAGGTTTGCAGCTTTACAAAAGTCCGCTTTTAGGCTGTCCTTGATTTTTGAGATAACTGGGTCGTATCCTGCTTTTTGTTTTAAATTAAATAATTCTCCGCTATTGCTAACGATATAACAAGGGGCGTAAAACCCTTGTCCCTCTGTGCGTAGCTCGTAGCGTAAATATTGAAGTTCGATGCTACCTCTTGGGCTCTCTATTAGTAAAGCTTTAAAAAAGCCGTTCTCGCCGTCAAAGTATTGATTTTTTTCGTTTTGGATTAGCTCTTTAAAATCTGAATAATCTCCACTTGTGAGACTACCCCACACATTTAAAGCCAAGTTTAATGTATCATTAGATAACATTTTGTTTGCCCCTCCTCAAGGGCGTATAGGTACTTTTTAAGTACTTTATACCAGCGGAGTTAATCCGCAACTTCTAAAGGGTTAGGACGTTTAAACTTTGGTCGGTTAGGACGTCTTAGCCTCTTTTTACTTACCTCATATTTACAAAACTCTTTTAAAAGCTCTTGATGAAACCTTTGATAACCTTTTAGGCTCTTAAGGCTCTTTTTTCAAGCTCTCTTTTGTTTTGTTGAGAGAATTATTGCACATATTAGCTTAATTTATTCTTAATAAGAAAGAGAATTTATAAATATTTTGAAAAAGTTTATTAGGATATTAGAGAAGGTGCGTTATTTAGGGACTTTAAAGGTTGTAAAAAGACGCTAAAAACTTTTAAATGTTTTGGAGTTATTGGGATTGTTTGGGAGCTTTTGGGATTGTATAGGGTTGCTTTTGGGTTGTTTTGGCTTGTGTTGTGCTGTGATGTGTGGATAGCTGCGGAGTGTGTAGGATTGTTTGGGAGCTTTTGGGTTGTTTGGGTTTGTATAGGGTTGTTTGGGAGTGCTTGAGCTTGTAGAAGTATTATGAAAATAGCGAAAATAATAAAAAGTGTAATGGCTATTACAGAATTGAAAAAAAGGTAGCAAAAAGCGATGAAAACTTTGGGAGCTGCTAGGCTATCTTTTGGCAGCTCTTGGATATTGTCTTTGTATCTTTTGGCTATTGTCTGATGAAGTTTGAAACACTATCGGCTAATGTACCCGACCGCAAGAGATAGCACAAGGGCGATATTTAGGGATTATTTAGCTTGGCAGCTTGTAGGGTGTAGGGATTTGTTAGGGGGTTTCTTGTTTGTTTTGATTTGTATAGCTTGCTTTAGCTTTGGATTTGCCTATATATGAATTTTAATTATTCTTTATAGGGTTTTTAGTTGCGATAGCTTTGCCACCCTTGCGACGTTGTGGCTGTGCTTGTGGATTTGTTGGGGTTTGCTTTAGAAATGTTGTAGGGGGCTATGGGGGTAAATCGGAGACCCTGAGCGTTATCTAGGGTTTCAAATATTTTTACCATTTTCTTAAACCACTCCTGAGGTAATCCTTAAGTAATCCTGATGAAATCTTAAACTAACCTCAAGCTAATCCTGAGCTATCCTAAAGCTAATCTCTAGCTTCTATTAGCTCTAATGTTAATAAACCTATCTAGGAGGCTCTACAATCAACGAAAGGTATCCAAAGGTAAGTTTGTATTGCCTTAGGTTAGTTTTGCTCTCTATGGCTCTCTAAATGCTTCTAAAGGGCATATATGATTTTATCCCTATATCCAAGAGACAACCTTGGGCTATCCCTTAGACATAGTTAGGGAGCTTCAGAGTTATCTTATCTCCCATCTAGTTATATCCCTATGACTGACTTCAGCCATAGTTAAAAGGAGCTTCGACATTATCTACCTCTCCGAACGGTCTTTATAGAGTTACTTAAAGACACCTATAACAATCCTTTTAACAATCCCAAAGCTATATCTTTGAGTAAGTTAAAGGTATCTTATAGCTATCTTTAAAGTTATTATGTTTATCTTAAGGATATCCTTTTATAGATATATTTATAGGATTTAGATTAAGAACTCCTAAACAATCCCTAAACTATCCCTAGAGTATCACAGGATATATCTCTGTGTTATCCTAGAGTATCCTTTAGGTTATCCTTAGGATTATCCTTTAGATATCTTATAGATTATCTTTAAGTTTTCTATATCCCCCCTACCCCCCTTTTCTCCTATAAGTGGCGGGTGACTTCTAACGCCCTATTTTAGGGGCTTTGAGAGCTTAAGCAAAAAGTACATAAAACAATACATTATTAGTATATTTTTAGTATATTTTAAGCATAGTTGTATTATAATTCACTTATTATGAAACACACTTACACAGTACCTATTACTCAGGACAACTTGCACTATCTAATGCAAGACCTAGTAAGGGGAGACGAAATAGTCTTGATGAGTATCAAGCTTCTAGGTAAGAATGTTAAAGAAGCCCTAAGAAACTTTGGCTCTCTAAGTACAAAGGCTAAGGTCTATACAGCAGCAGGATTAAGAGTGGATAGGACACTTATAAAGAGAGAGTTTAAGCCCCCTGAGCCAGCTCCTCGTTTCTCTGTGGCTGATATGGATTATATACTCCCTTTTACTGAGCCTAGATTTGATTATATGAATAACAAATAGAAAATCAATTCTAAGGGGTCTAGGAGGCTCTAGGTTAAACGAAAGGGTTGTTAGAGGTATAATCTATCATCTAAAAGCGTTCGTTGATTGTAGAAGCTCCTAGACCCCTTTATGAGCCTTAGCACTCCTAAAGACCATTTTTAGGCTATATCTAAAAATGACCCTTTATATAGGCTAAGAAATCATAAACGTTCATAAAGCTATCTAGGAGGCTCTAGGTTAAACGTTCGTCTTTCAGAAGGTAATCATACTACCCCAATGACGTTCGTTGATTGTAGAGCTTCCTAGACCCCTTTATGAATGAAATGGGAGAAAGCAGTTAGCCTCTCCCTTAACTTTACTATATAAACTTCCTAAACTTTGTTCTTTCTCTCTTACTCATATTAAGCTCAGCTAAGTACTCATCAAGTAGCTTGTTATCAATGCGTTCTTGATAGTTCCTTAGGAGTTTCTTAGGGTCAGCTCCGACTTGCTTTTGCCAATAAGCTACTGCCATAGCTAGTGCATCAAGGCGGTCATCGTGCCTTAAAGAGCCTCTATCTTTTGTTATATGAGTGAGTTGATAGAATAGACTATATACAAACCTGCTGTCATCATAAGAGCCATCAAGAAATGGCTTTAAATCTTCCTTTACAGCTTTATAATCAAAGACAAGCTTATGAGCGTTTAGGACTGGCTCAAGGGTGTCTATGATACGTTTCTCTTTTTGGGTTGAATGAGATACCTCTGAGACAGCACATTGATAGATAGTATTTAACACAGGCTTAAGAAGCTCTACATACATACCATCTCCAAAGTTACTCTCTACTAATATCTCATTTACATTGTTCTCTTTAGCTATTGTTGCTAGCTTTATTAGTGTCTCTTCGCTGTAACCACCTGTAAGACCACCACAAGCTGTAACGAATAGTCTTCCGTGTAGGTGCTTAACTACTGCATATCCTGTTTCGTCTCCACCTCTACCACTAGGGTCAATAGCCATTACTGAGCCAGTATATGTGGCATATTCACTATCACAAAACATTGGATAAAACCATCTATCTCCCTCAAAACCAACGTTAGGTAGCTCTCTTATTATCTGCTCTTTAGCACTACCATAGCTAAGGTTAATAGGTGCTTTGTCATAAGGTAAGTTAGTAACAACTAAATCTCCAGTCTTAAGAGGGTATCTCTCACTATCACTTAGGCTAGTATCTAGCATATATTGAAGAGCATATCCACTTCTACCATAAGAGAGCTTACGCTCATTTAGGTCATCTCTTGTAAATCTCTTAGGGTCTGTTGGAGTTCCTGCTGGCTCTCCTCTTTCTATCATCTCTTCAATGCTAGGAGCTAATGCACCATTATAGGTATCCTTTTGAGGTATCTCAGCAGTCCAAACCCTGCAATGAAACCCAGTAGCCCTTAGCTTGTTATAGATACTCTCTTCAGTTTGTGGAGTTCCTAGATATATTATCTGAGACGCCTCCTTAGGCGTTAATATAGCCTCAAACTCTTTTACAGCTTTAAGAAGCTTCTCTCTTAGGTCAGCTGTGGCTGAGTTATTAGGTACTTCGACGTCATCTGCGATTATGTAGTCAGCACGTGAGCCTGTAAGCATTGATGTTATACCTAATGACTTGACGCTCGGAGCGTGACTAGCTAATGCAGGGGCTACATCGAAGGCTACCTTTGATTGCCTTTGGTCGCTTGTAGGTATGAGGTGTTGAAGCAGTGGTAGCTCACATATCAATCTTTGTGTAAATACACTAAAGTCATCAGCCCTTTGTTTAGAGGCTGAGACAACTAATACCTTAGCTTGTGGGTCACGTAGTAGTAACCAACACACAAAGCTTGAGGTAATCCAAGACTTACCTATACCCCTAAAGCCCTCTATAATCTTTCTCTTTATATCAGGCTCTTGAAGGTAGTCAGCTATTTGAAACTGCACTGGAGTTGGATTAGGTAGGTTAAGGTGCTTCCACACTATAAAGAGAAACTGCTTAAAGTCTCCCTTTATACGTTCAATATCACTCTCCATCCACTATCTCCTCAGGCTCTGCTATGATTTCTCCATACTTGTTTAGCTTAGGTAGTCTTGGCATATTCTGTGCTAACTCTGCAAGAAACTCATTAGGGTCTTTAGCAACGTCAAGGTCTCTTAAGGTAAAGCCATTATCCTTTAGGAGTGTTATAGCATTTCTTATGTCCTTGCTGTCTGCCTCTCCTCTCTTTAGCTTATCAATGGTATCTTTTAGAGTTAGCTCCATTATGTCTATGAATAGACCTTGTATTCTCTCTTTTGCTTCATTCATACTGCTTTTGCTCTCCTTATCCATCCTCTTTCGTTTATAGCAAGGCTAGGGTTTTTCTCAATAAGTGATTGATAATAGGCAACTTCAAATCTATCATAACCCAAGTCAAAGGCTAGCGTATCATAGTCATTTATAGCCTTTATAGTCTTTTCTCCTATGACACCATCAACACTTACCCCTACAAGCTTTTGAGCTGCTTTGATAGCGTTATGATGACCTGCATTAACACCAAAGATAAACATCTCGTTTGCCTTTATGTTATCGTTAATATAGTCTAGCTTCATAACATCCCAAAACTCAGCCTTATAAAACTTATAGACCTGTGCTTTTAGCTCTTCATCTTTTGATAAGATAACGCTAGCTCTCTCTAGGTTTCCTGTGGCTTCTATGGCTTGGCTTACCTTATCCCAGCCTATCCAAGATGGGTGTGCGTACTTGTAGATACCATAAAAGGTTACGTCCTTTTCATTAGAGTTCTTATGGAGTATATTAGAAGGGGAGTTAAACTCTAAGGTCTCTAAGAGTGCCATAGCTTCTTTAAAGTTAGACATTAGCTCTCTCCTTAAACTTTACTCTCTCTTTATGCTCCCCTTTCTTACCAAGATTAAAGCTCTCTATTGGTCTGTGATAACCCATAACCCTAGTATAGATAACACACCTTGTTCTCTTACTATCATCTAGTTTAACCATTTATCATCATCCTCCTCAATACTTCTTCTTTGTCTAACCATTGGTGGTACTACTGCTTGATAAGAGATGTTACTACCTTGATTAAACCTGACCTCTTTACAGCAATCGTGAATATCATTAGTCTTGCTTTTAATATCCTTTAGGTCACTTCTGATTTCACTATTTAAATCCCTTGAGTAATCCATAGCTTGTTTAAACAGCTCATTACTTACCTTTCCGTTCTCAGCTAGTTGGTGCATAGGCTCTTTAAGAGACTTAATGGTATATACACAAAACCCAACTAGCCCAAATACAACCAAGATTAATATACTCACTACTCCAAGCTTGTCAGCTTGTAGAGCGAAGTTTAAGACTTGCCCTACGTTATTCTCGTCCATCCCTGTTCCTTTCATACTTTTTTATGTCCTCTAGCTGTCCTATACACTTCTCATAACCACTATAAACATCTATTAGCAACACCCCTGCTTCGCTTTGGTTTGTTACATTTCTATCTGCAATCATAGGGGCTTGTAATAGGTAGCTTGGTATCTTGTCATACTTATTTAGCACTACCTGCTTGCTTTCGCAACCCATCAAGCACATAAGAAACACTGATGTCAAGAGCATTAGACATATCTTTTTTGTCCTCATTTTGCACCCTTTCTTTGACTTTACTAGCCTTTATTTCTATTATTTGCTTTTGCCTGCTGACCTTTTCTATGGCATCAAGCTTAAGAGAGATAAGCCTATCTTGCTCGTTTATCTCATCTTTTAGCTTTTGGTTCATCTCATCACTAGACTTTAGCCTCTCCTTTGTGGCACTTAGCTCATTGTCTAGGCTTTGATACCTGTACCCAAGAAAGAGCGTTGTAAGCAGCAAGAAGCCACTAAGATATAAACTAGGACTTAGCACTTGTATCCTTCCCATATTTGATAACGTGATAGGCTCTTACGCTGTAATAGAAAAGCAGTATCTTCCATTTAGATACACCTAGAAGTTCCAAGAGTTCCCTAAAGGTATCATCAGCTACTTTAAAATCACTATTGTTGCCTAGCTTTATATAAAGTCTTAACGCATCATCAGTAAGGTAATCGTGTATCACAGAAGCTGTTAGATACTCTGGGCTATAAGGCTCAAACATCCACCAAAATATTCTAGGGATACTTGCACCATCTGTTATGTAGCCCACAGGTATGTCTATGTCTTTATACTTAAACGGACTAGCTGTCTCAAAGTTATCCTTACCAAAAGGCTTAACTACTATTCTTTGTAACTTCTCAGCCATTATGCACCTCCTCAAGTGTTGGCATCTCTGCTAAAATCTCATCAAAACTCTTAGGCATCTTATGCTTACCCTCAGCAATAGCATTTAGCAAGCCATAGCCATACTTCCAAACCTTAGCTCTCCAAATACCAAAGGCTTCCCCTTCTGCTCTAAAGTCATTGTA